TAGCAAAGATTTTACCAGCTGCTTACATGCCGGTTTTTAAGTTTGTTGGAGACGGTGAACTTTATACAGACATTATAGAACACGCAGCGAAACTAAAGGTTAGCCACTGGATACAATTTGAAAAAGGCGTTGATTATAAACAAATGCAAGAGTATTATAAACGTGCTTGTGCACTTGTTTGTCCTTCGGTTGACGAAGGTATACCTCTTACATATTTTGAAGCAATGCAGTGGTCGGTTCCAATGGCTGTTAGTAATGTTGGTGCGGTAAGCGAGCTTGTTCCCTCAAATTACATGATTGATTTTGAAATGAAAGATGAAGCAAAAGAATACGCAAGACTTTTGTTTTTACATCTAACAGGTCAAAGTAGAGCAGAGATTCACGCTGCTAGAAAAATAGTAAATGAAAAGTTCTCTAAAAGTGTTTGGGATGAGAAGGTAGAAAGGTTAATTGGATGAAGTTTACAGCACATATTGGTTTAGGTAAAACAGGAACATCAGCTATTCAAACAAGTCTTAACGATTATGAAGGCGCTTTAAATACGGAAGAGAACTGGAGTTGGCCTATTCTGGCAAATGGTAGAAAGGTTGATCACGAGTGGCTTGATTCTCCGCACAGCACTGAAAAAACTAAACTGTTATATGATACCATTGTTGAGCATTCAAAGAAGACTGGGTGTGATCACGTTATTTGGTCAAATGAAGCAATATCAAATAATGATAAGATGCTGGAATTGTTCAAGGAGCTTATTAAATGGGACGATGATCTTGAAGTTAATGTTATAGTCTATGTAAGAGAGCCAGGGAAGTGGTTAAAATCTGCTTGGGATCAATGGGGACTTATACATAAAGTTCTTCCTAGTAAGCCTGTCCAGTGGGCAATAAGTGGCAATCATTTACCCACTTTTAATAATTGGTTTATCAACTGGGGTAGGGGAATTTATAAGAGTTACTTGAAGTGGGAAGACATTGCTGAAGTAAGACTTTATAAAGAAGGCGAAGATGTTATTGATGATTTTAGCGAAGCAGTTGGTATTGACCTCCTGCGCGTTAGAGCTTATGAAACTTTAACATCTGCTGAAGTGCTGTCCCGAGCGGTTTATAATAACACTTATATCGAACCCGTTCCACCCAAGAAGTTTGACACTTATATTTACAAAAACTGTTTTAGGGAAGGTGGTATTGACGAATTTGCAAAAACCTTTTTTGAGCTACCCAACATAAAGAAGAAGATGCGGGCTCTATTAAATAATTCGGATGGCCAGGGCGGCCGGTTGTTTAAAGATCCTGATATGCCGCAGGAAAGGACCCTGTCAACTGATGATTATAAACTTCTGTTAGATCAAGCAATCATCTTTTCTATTGAGGCTATAGGACGCATTGACCAGCTCGAAGATAAAGTTAAAGAACTTTCCAATAAGCTAGATGACAGTCCCTAACAACGGGTTTAATACCGCAAGTAAGTCTTTTTGTACAACTGCTTATTGTTATATTAACGATGACACGGGATCCATTAAGGATCTAGAAAATATGTACAACGACCTGCAGGGTTTCAGTGAATTTAGCGATCCCTATTCAGGTAAATTCAATTATCGTTGGACCACATCCATTTGGACTGCACTAGCCCACTGTTATGTAAAAGAAGGAAACGCCGTTTCGGCTTTAAACATTTTCAATAAGATACACTCCTATGGTGATATTAAATTATGGCCGACAACTATTCTGAATGCCTTGGGCGCATGTTATGTAACGGGGCAGAGCGAAGATTATTCAATAAAAATTTATGAATCGGCTCTTCGTGAGTTTGAAATATTATCGCTCGTTTCTCGGGTTTCTGTGATCATCGACGCATCAAATATTTTAGGCTTGATAATGGGTAACACTGATATGAAGATTAGTAGCCTTTACGTAAAGGCAAATGATTTGTTAAAACCTCTGCGATAAAATAATATGAGTGATAATAATCTTCCACGTATAGCATTTGTGAATCAGTACCCAACTGTGTTTAATAAGATCAAAAGTCCATACAAATCAGAAACAGATATTACTCAATGGAATGATACTGTTACCCTTAACAAGGCCGGTGGAAATCGCGGAAATTTGGTATGGATGGAAAGCGTGTATAGAATTTTTAAATATGATCTGAATAATTCGTGCGCTATTAGTATAAACAGGTTGGTAAGAGATTATAAGACCATAGATGAAAATTTTGACTTTGTAATTATTAATATGGCGTGTTGGATAACGAATGTATCTGAAAGACTTCATCTGTTGCCGCCAAATTATTTTTCAGAATTAAAATTTAAAAAATGCAAAGTAATTTGTTTAGGAAATGGAGGTATAAGAAAGACTTATATTAAATCAAACCCGAACTTATCCAAGGATAATTTTTGCACGGCTATAATTGAGTTATTACACTGGATGGCAGATAACGCGGACATTCTTTCGGTCAGGGGAGAAGAAACAAAGAAAACCCTGAAAGAAGTTTTTAACATCGACTCGATTGCACTAGGATGCCCAAGCCTGTATTCCTTTCCCAATTCAATAGATAATATTTCCTTGCCACCTGTAGAAGATTCTATTTTAGCTTCAGGGGGTAATTTGGTCAAGAGATCTTATTACAAATATTTCAAATCTTTCAATGTGTTTAAATCTGTAAACTATTTTTGTCAATCACATTACGAGTTTGAATCTCCTTCAAATATTGAATTTCCGCGTCAAGTAAAACCTTCCGACCTTGTTGATATCAAGATAAACGAAGCGGATGGTTCGGTATTAAATTATCCGTTTGAAATAGATGGGATAGACAAAATGTATGCTCCCAACAATGTTGATACTTGGAGGGGGGTATTATCCATGCATGATTATTATATTGGTTCACGGCTGCACGGCGCACTCCTTGCTTTACAGGCTGGCATTTTTCCAGCTGTTTTTAGTAATGACGAACGCTTGCTTGAAGTTGCCAGACTCGTTGGCATGCCGCATTTGAACCCTGACGTGGAATCTTTTGATATAAAAAATCTGTTCACCGAAGATTCTTTGAAAAATTTTAAAAAGAAATACCGAATGAGACACAATCTGTTTTGTGAGGCATTAACAAGTGTGGGACTTGTCTTATAAAAAACTATATTTAATACAATGCTAAGATAAGAGTTTGTATAAATACTTGTTATTCGCGTGTAATATGCAAGAGCCCCAAAAATCCTTAGTTCAAGCCTTTTTAGACGGAGGCTGGTTAGTTCCACTCATCGGTGCAGCAGGCATGATCGCAAGGATTCTTTCTTCAAAGGAAAGTATTACCGTTGAATTACTTTGCAAACGGATTCCAGCTGCTGCTATATCAAGCGGAATCGCGTGGTATATTTTAGAGCAAACGGATATCTCTAGTTTGTATAAGGCTGTTATTTATGGAATTGTTGGTGTTATATCACCAGAAGTAATTGAAGGCATCGTTACTTTGGCTAAAAGAATCGCAAAAAACCCTTCGCGATTTATTCGGAAATGATTAATGAAAACCCTTGCTAGAATATTTTTACTTTCAATTGTAGGTATCTTTTCGTATAAAGCTTTACTTGGAATCTGCGTGTGGTATAGAGAAAAGTTCAACGGTCTTGAGCTGCCATCTGAAACGCTGAATGCTGCCGCTGATGATATTCTCTTGGGTCTTGTGGTCTTTATTACCGTGGTTTTATCTTCTCAAATTGGTAGAAGAAGGTGTAAGTAATAAGAATTAAACTATATAAATAGTTGTATGGCTAAACCAACAACTAGAACCGAATTAGCTGACTATTGCCTGAGAGCACTTGGCGCTCCGGTAGTTGAAATCAATATTGATGACGATCAGCTTGAAGATCGCATTGATGAAGCGATTCAATTTTGGCAAGAGTATCACAGCGATGCTACCGTTAAAACTCTGATTAAACACCAAGTAACTGCGTCAGAACTCACAAGTAATGAGATTGAAGTTCCTGATGCTGTTATTGCTGTTGTTCGTGTTCTTGGTTTTGAAGACTTTACCAGTGCATCATTGTTTAATGCAAAGTACCAGATGTATCTCAATGACTTCTTTGGAATGAGAAACCCTGGCGGTCTTTTAAACTACGAGCTGACTTCGCAATACATGAGCTTGGTTGAAGATATTCTTAACGGTCATGGTCAGCAAATGTCTTTTAACCGACATAAGAATACCATTAAGTTTCACGCTAATATTTCTGATCATGTTACGGAAGGTGAATTCATTATTTTTGAAACATACCAAACTGTAGATCCTTCTGCTTACACCGATGTTTTTGATGACATGGGTTTAAAGGAACTTCTTACGCTTCTTATTAAAAAGCAGTGGGGACAAAACCTCAGTAAGTTCGAAGGTATGCAACTCCCAGGCGGAGTTACAATTAGTGGTGCTACAATATATGATCAAGCCACTGCTGATATTCAAGCGCTTAAAGAAACATGGCAGCTTAAATACGAAGAACCCGCCGACATCTTTATTGGATAATGCCAACCAACCCATACTTTCAAAACGGATCTCAACAGGAACAAGATCTTTACGAGTCGTTAGTTATCGAGGCCATTAAAATTTATGGTCAAGATTGCTTTTACATTCCTCGCAAGATTGTCAAGCGAGATCTGATTATTAATGAAGATCTTATAAGCGCGTTTGAAAAGGCTTATAAGATTGAGATGTATGTGGAAAGCGTTGACGGATTTGAAGGTGATGGCCAATTACTTTCCAAGTTTGGACTTGAGATTAGGGACAGTGTTAATTTGGTTGTTTCCAATCTTCGATGGAATCAACTTATAGGACAACACGGATACTCAGAGAATAGTGCGCGTCCTCTTGAAGGCGATCTTATTTACTTTCCTTTGACCAAAGGGCTGTTTGAAATTAAATTTGTTGAAGATAAAAAGCCGTTTGCTCAACTTCAGGACTTTCCTATTTTTAAACTTTCTTGTGAGTTGTTTGAATACGAAAGCCAAGAGATTGATACCGGCATAAGAGAGGTTGATAAGATACAAGCTGAGGCTGGAGATTCTCAAATCTTAGAGTATACCAATAACGACTCGCCTGAGCAACTGTTACAAGAATTTGAAACACTCAGCTTTACTCTTCCGAGTGGGGTTACAGGTTCTTGCGAATTCTTTAAGTACAGTACCACAACCGACTCTCCGCAGCTACAAAGAATTCACGTAAGTCCTCCTACCTTTAACGATGGCAAGTATCACACACTTGTAACAGGAACAGTTCTTACAGGCCAAACATCTGGAGCAAGTGTAACCGCTAGTAACATTAATCAAATAAGTGATGGAACTGCTAGTGACGACGAGCTTTTTGGAAATGACCATGGTGCTCAAAACTCTACCTTTAGTCAGCACGTTAATGTTGGTGACTTTCTTGACTTCAGCGAAGAGAATCCGTTTGGAGAACCTTTTAACTTCTAAACATGTTAGGTAACGAATACTTTTATAATGAAACACTAAAGAAGATTGTGTCTGTTTTTGGCACAATCTTTAATGACCTTGAAGTAGCCAATATTAGTGGAGGGAAGATGATTGGTGTTAAGCGTGTACCTCTTGCTTATGCACCTAAAGAAAAATATTTAGCAAGGATTAAAGAAGAAACAGAAAGAGATGTTGCGCTCAAGCTTCCTCGTATGGCGTTTGAAATGACTGATATCTCTTATGATGAAACGACAAAGTTGAATCGTTTAAATAGAACAATTCAAACCGATACCTCAACAAGTCCAGAAAGTAAAGTTAAAGTATGGCAACCTGCTCCTTATGAACTGGGATTTGATTTGAATATCATGTCAAGAGGACAGGATGAAGCCCTTCAGATAGTAGAACAAATACTTCCACACTTTAGCCCACATTACTCTCTTACCGTTAAAGGTCTTGAAGGTCCTGAAAGTAAAACGGATGTTCCTATTAGTCTTGTGGGTGTTAACTTTGAAGATGCATACGAAGGCGACTTTGAATCTTCTCGACGTCTTATAGTTTACACGCTAACATTTACACTTAAAACAAAATTTGCTTTTTACCCGTCGTCTGTTGGACTTATAGAAACGGTTGACACATTCTTTCACGACTTTGATACCAATGGAGTTTATGTTGATGCTGGTGTAAGAGTAACTGAAACCAGTACCGTTATTGGAACTAAGCCTGGGACTTAATTAAGATTATGCTTGGACACGAATACTTTTACAATGGTACCATAAAAAATATGGTTGCTGCGTTTGGCCAAATGTTTAACGACATTCAGGTGGCTCAGCTTGATGCTGGAAAACTGGTTGGGTCAAGGCGGGTTCCACTTGCATATGCGCCAAAGGAAAAGTATCTGGCAAGAATTGAAGCTCAAGCTGATCGTGATATTGCACTTAGGTTACCTCGCATGTCGTTTGAAATGACAGGATTGAGTTTTGACCAATCCACTAAGTTAAATCGTTTAAACCGAAATGTTCAAACCGACAGCGAAGGTAACCTAGTTAAAGTAAATCAGTGTGTACCATACACTCTTGACTTTTCGCTAAACATTATGTCAAGAGGGCAGGACGAAGCTCTTCAGATAGTAGAGCAAATACTTCCACACTTTAATCCTAATTATACTTTAAGCGCTAAAGGTCTTGAAGGTCCTGAAAGTATTACAGACATACCAATAACATTATCAGGTGTAAGCGCCGAAGATGCATACGAAGGCGACTTTGAATCTTCTCGCCGTCTTATAGTTTATACACTAACCTTTACGGTTAAAACAAAGTTTACAAGTAATCCTCAATCAACCGGTCTTATCAAATCTGTTGATACTTTCTTTAATGACTTTGATACTTCGGGACGTTATACTGATGCAGGTGTACGGGTAAGAACTGGATCGCAATCTGATACAGAAGATTCTCATACAGTTGTGATAGAGATTGGAGGACCGCCTGATCCCAATGTGATATGGGATGATTCTCCATAATGCTTGTTATAAATAACTTTGTATGAGTAAGAAGGACGACATGGTCGCTGCGCTGCAGAAGAATTTGGATGAAGTAAAAAAGACTTCTGAAGAACTTGCTGTGGTTGATTCAATGATAGGTCCATCCGATGCTCAACTTGTAGACGAAACCGAAGAGGATTATCGCTATGCTAGGGAGCGGATTAAAAAACTTATAGAGACTTCGGAGATTGCTATTGATTCCATGTCCTGTCTTGCTGCCGATGCTGAACATCCTCGCGCATTTGAGGTCTTGGGAACCTTAATTAAGCAGGCTGCAGAAATGAATCAGCAACTTTTAGATTTACAAAAGCAGCGTAAGACTCTTGTTAAATCAGATGACTCAAAAGGTAATGACGGTGGATCAACCACAAATAATGCTATCTTTGTTGGAACCACATCTGAACTCCAGAAGTTCCTTAAAGGGTCGGACAGCGAGCCTATTAATATTTGATCCCTTCGGGAATTAATTATATCAAAACGTGAAAGGCGTGTAAAGGAAAAAAGAAAAAATTTAATGTCCAGTCCGCTGTCATATAATGGAAATCCTCATGTAAAAGCCGATGGTGTTCAAGTGGAATTTACTAAGCATGAGGTAAATGAATACATCCGGTGCAGTAAAGATGTGGCTTATTTTTGTGAGAACTACGTTAAGGTTATCAGTCTTGATACAGGATTAACGCCTTTCATTTTGCGAGGTTATCAAAAGAAAATGGTTGAGCACTTTAACAACAACCGTTTTGCAATCATCCTTGCCTGTCGTCAAAGTGGTAAAAGTATTACCTCGGTTGCATGGCTGCTTCACTATGTTATATTTAATGCTGATAAAAAGGTTGGCATTTTGGCAAACAAAGGTGCGACTGCAAGAGAAATGCTTGGGCGTCTTACACTAATGCTAGAGAACCTTCCGTTCTTTCTGCAGCCAGGCTGTAAGGTTCTGAATAAAGGTAGTATCAAGTTTAGTAACAACTCTGAAATTATTGCTTCTGCAACAAGTGGTGATTCAATTCGAGGTCTTTCGCTGAACTGTATCTTTCTTGACGAGTTTGGATTCGTTAACAAAGCAAATGAATTTTACACTTCAACTTATCCCGTTATTTCAAGTGGTAAAGACACAAAGGTTATTATTACCAGTACTCCAAACGGGGTAGGTAATATGTTTTACAAATTGTGGGAAGGAGCAACTCAAGGCGCAAACGAATTTAAACCTTTTACTATTAAGTGGCGTGACGTGCCTGGGCGGGATGAAAAATGGAAACAAGAAACCATTTCTAACACAAGTGAGCTTCAGTTTAAACAAGAATTTGAATGTAGCTTTATAGGCAGTTCTCAAACCCTTATTGATTCTGACGTGTTACTTGGAATGCAAGCGCAATCTCCGATAAAGACCCAGCACGAGATTAACTATTATGAAGAACCTATTGAAGGTCATGAATACATTCTTTGTGCAGATGTATCAAAGGGAAGAGGACAGGATTACAGTACATTCTCTGTGATTGATATCTCTCAAAATCCATTCAAGCAAGTTTGTACATATCGAAACAACACCGTATCTCCACTGCTCTTTCCCAACATAATTATTCGTGCTGCCAAGGTTTACAACGAAGCACTGGTAATTATCGAAAACAATGATGCTGGTATGGTCGTTTGTAACTCGGTTTATTACGATCACGAATACGAAAATACCTTTACCACAAGTACCGTTAAGAGTAATGGCATTGGTGTTACAATGTCCCGTAAAGTTAAAAGGATTGGTTGCTCTAACTTAAAGGACCTTATTGAAGATTCAAAGCTTCATATAATAGATCCTGAAACAATTTCAGAGTTGAGTTCGTTTGAGCCCAAAGGCGAAAGTTATGCCGGTAAAGATGGTACACATGATGACTCAGTAATGAACTTTGTCCTCTTTGCGTGGTTTGTTAGTACCGATATATTTGAAAGCATGAGTAATATGCAGCTTAAGGATCTTCTTTATCAGGAAAAGCTAATGGAGATGGAAGAGGATTTACCACCCTTTGGTTTTGTGGATGCAGGTAACGAAACGCCAGAATCACTTGATCATTATCAGGATATCATTCAAGAGATGGAACGCTGGAGGTCTCTTTAAAAGTGAAAAATAATAAATAGATGGTATTGGATATAACCTTATAATGATTCTTAACACTTATTAATTAAATTACACTGAAAGGATAACACATGGGATTTTTAGTATCACCAGGTGTCGAGGTCAAAGAAATCGACCTTACAGACATCATTCCGGCACAGTCTACCTCTATTGGTGGATATGCTGGTCACTTCAGATGGGGACCGATTGGAGAAGTCATAACCGTCAGTTCGGAGAAGGAACTCGCAAGAATATTTGGAGCACCCTCAACAGAAGACGCCACACTCGAACGTAGCTTTTTGGAAGCTGCTGCATTCTTGAAATACAGCAACAACTTGAAAGTTGTACGGGCAAACGCAGCTACAGCACTCAACTCATATTCTAGCCATGGAGATGATTCTCCTGAGTCGGCTGGATTTACCATTAGTACTGTAACGGAACTCGAAACTAATCAAGCCGCTCTTAATACACTTGGCGCGCACGTTGTTGCTCGCTGTGCTGGTGCACTTGGTAACTCACTCAGGGTTCACGTTGTTAATGAAGAAAACTATGACTCTCAACCCGCAAGCGTTCGAGGTTCATTACAGTTCAAACCTGGGACAAGCGATTTTGCATTGGATCTCACGGGAGGAACTGCCATTAACGATGAAGTATCGATTGTAGTTGTTGACAATGGCGGCCTATTTTCAGGGATTCAAGGAGAAATTCTTGAAGTTCACGAAGGCCTTTCCATTGCACGTAATGCTAAAAACCAATTTGGCGAATCTAACTATTGGGCAGATTTTGTTAATACTAATTCCTCACTTATCTTTGGTGTTAAGGATACATCAACTGATCCAGAGATTACTTCAGTTTCCACAGACCTTGGAGCAATCTCTTGGCTTGATGGCGTTTCCGCGAGTAGTCCTGAAGTCGGCATTTATGTGGACCTTGCAGGCGGTGCTGATGCATCCAGCTTTACGAACGCTTCTGTTGTTACAGCACTTGAATTGTTTGAAGATTCAGAAACAATCGAGATCAACCTGCTCTTCGCTTTTGAAGATAGCGGTGGTGAATCTGACGCTAAAGTCAAAACCATTGCTGACAGCCGTAAAGATCTTGTTGGATTTAT